CACGAGACGATGATGTTGCCGGCGTGGCGCACAGACCGTGACAGGTTGTCCACAAAGTGGAACGTCGCGGTGTCGCCTTCGCGCTGCTCTGCCAGCAGTGCGCGGCCGGACTTCTGCACGTCGTTCTTTCCGATCGATGCCGAGTACATGCCGAGCGCGGCTTGAATGTCGTGCTCGGCGATCTGCATGTCGGTCAGCCAGCCCGTCGGCGGCGTGACGGGCGACTGACGCTGCGGAGGCGGGGCGCCGTCCACGTTGCGGTAGCGCAGCCGCGAGTAGTTGCGGACGTTGGCGTCCTCCCACTCGGGGAATTCTTCGGTTTGATCGACCTCGACGATGTACGGCGATTTCGGCGCCAGCGCCACGGTCTCGATGTACGCGGTACGCGCGTAGTTGTAGGCGCGCTGCGGGTCCATGACCTTGTCCACGATGCCGGACAGGATGCGCTTGCCGTCGACGTAGTCCTCGTTGCCGATGACCGGGATGACGGGGATGTAGTCGCCGGGGATGATGGTCTGGTCGAGCACTTCGGCGCAGGTCATCTTGGCCCATTCGACCGTGCGCCGCTTGCGGGATCGCGTTCCCATCGGCTGCGGGCGCCCGTCAACGCCTTCCCACAGCTTCCAGTATTCCTCCTCGGTCAGCGCGGTGCCGTCATCGAAGTAGAGTTCGTTCTTCTTGACCTCAAGGACGCGGTAATACTCGGCGATACGCACGAATTCCTGCGTCACCCAATGCTGCGACCCCCTGTGATCGCGTTCCCACGAGACCAGATCGGCTTTCGGGTAGCGCGCCTCGAATTTCTTGCGCGGCATCTCGTCCGTGACGAACAGCCGCATGATGTCGCTGCCGTCCGGCTCCTGCCATCCGACCTCCGGGTAGACGCTGAACACGTTGGGAATCCGGGCAACGCGGATGTCCTGCTCGTTGCGTTCCTCGTCGATGACTTCGGTCAGCAGGCGAAACCATCCGATACCGGCCGTTACCGCCGACTCCAGCGCCCAGTCGTAGGCGATGTCGGCGCGCGAACTGCGCTCGATGTAGCGCACCACGTCAGACAGGATTTCGGCAACCTCGCCGTCCGCGCTCTCGCCGGCCGGGATGACCTTTATGCTCGGCTTGTTCTGGCGGGCGTCGTTGACGATCTGCTTGCGGTACTGCCCTACCTTGTCGAAGGTCAGGCAGGGGCGGGCGCCGAACGGATCGGCTTCGCGGGCGCGGCGGATTGCTTCGTCCCATTGCGCGCCGGCCGCGAACTCCTGTGCGCGCTTGTAACGCTCGCGGTCGCTGCTCTCTGCGTCAACGATGTCCGCGAATACCTCGCGGGCCTCGTCCAGCAGTTTGTCGTCTGCGGACGCCATTACGCCATCCAGCCTGTTGCGCCGAGGGGGCGGGCGTGCACGACGGGCTTCTTCTCTTCGGAAACCGCCTTGCGAATCATCCCAGGGAATAGTTCTGCGAGCGTCCAGATGAGTGCGTCAGCCCGGTTGGGCGAGCCTTGGCCCATGTATCCGTATGTACTCATCGCTGTTAGCTCGTCCTCAAGTTCATGGAAGTCGCCGACATGGCGCACTTTCCCCTGTTCGTACAGGGATGAAAATGGCTCGGCGCGTACACATTTGCCCCGGCTTGCCGTGACCTTGCTAAATGCTGTTCTAGGGCGCGCGGTCTGTATGACGTGCGCAACCATTGCGCCGCCGAAATTTGTCTCCCCGACAACCCTGTCGGCGTCATGGCGCTCGTAGGCGCCCGTGGCAACGCGCCCCCAGGTTGCCGGCCCCGCTTTGACCGTGCAGTCCTCCAGCACGTATGCGTTTCCGTCCGTTCCAAGCGCGGTGACGACAATCCCGATAGCATCGTTGTCTGCGTTGTCCACGTCATCCGATCCGGACGGATCAACACCGACGACGACGCGCACAAAGTCAGGAAGCCTCCCGTCCAAGACCCGATAGCGATCTATATCCTCTTCGCTGAACAACTGATTCGGCGTTGCATCGGCGAACTCGCCATCAAGGAATCGCTTGCGCATCCTTGATGACATGGATTTGAGCGTGTCCAGATAGCCTTCGGACAAATTCTGTGCATTGTCTTGCGGGTTTATCTGGAAACAGGCGTAGTCATCCGGCCTTGCAATCGGATCGCGCGTCTCAGGGTCGCGCTTCTCGACAAACAGCCGATACGACCAATGCGCCTTACTCGGCGGGTTGCAGTCGTAAAGCATCCGCGTTTTCAGCGGACGCACCTCGCGGTTTTTGATGTCCTGCTCAACGCGTTGCGCAAGGCGCGTCACGGCGATTTCACGCGAGCCAAAGGGGATCTGGCTGCATTCGTTTAGGTAGATCGTTGCGTGCTCTTGACCGAGAATCTTTTCGGTTCGCTCCTTGTCGTCAAGACCGCCAAACCAGATTTGCGACTGGTTCCCAAACTCGACATACCAATCGGTTTTGTTCAACGAGTACGTGACACCAGGAAAACAAATATTCATCACCTTCGGGAAGGTGTCCAGAATGACTGACGCCTTCAGGTGATTGAAGCGGAACCGCAGAATTGCGTGTCGTGACTTCGGCGCCTTCAGCGCACGCATGACAACGGCGCGAACCAACAAAAACGTCTTTCCGCTTCTGGACCCGCCAAACAGCATGACGTGCGTCGCCGCGCCGGACAGGACGGCCATTGCCGCCTCCTGTCTGGGAGTAAGCTTGCCGGCCGTCAAAGGTTTTCGTCGTGCGCCGTGGCAATCACAGAAACATTGCCGGAATGCTCGATCTCTTGCTTATCCCCGTACTTCTTCGGCTTGAGCTTTGCGGCAATCCACTTGCGGGCATCGACCTGTAGCCGACGATGCTCAATCATGTCGCCCTCGGTCGTCTCGACCTCGCCCTTTTCGTTGGTCTTGGTCTTGACGCCAACAACTGGTGTGTTTGCGATATCAAGGATCTCGTCTGCCAGTGTGTCCGCTTGGTCTTCCCTCGCGCGCGTGTAGTTGTCGCGGAACTCTTCATGCGCCTGAATCCACCGATAAACCGTCGATACGCTCGGCATGTCATCAGCCTTGCACATCCGGACAAGCGACTCACCCGATGCGAGTCGGGCGCATATCTCAATCGCCATATCTTCGGTGTAGTCGGACGGCCTGCCCATTTACATCTACTCCTCAGTGATTGCGGCTCACAGCGCCAGAAAAGCAAAAACCCGCCGAAGCGGGTTTGCGTTTGTTACGGGCGTGACTCGCCCCTTGGGTGCGTGTTTTAAGGAATTTCTTTGGAAATTGCAAGCACTATTTGCACGCTTTCCAGTTGGACCGATTTGTTGCGCCCTTGTGGTCTTCCCATGCCGACCGCTCCATCATTGCGCGCCGATAATCTCTCCGCGTTTTCTTTACTTCGCTTTTCAGCGCCGCGTCGCCAAGAGCAGGGCCAACCATCTTTTGCTTGCCAAACCAAACAACCAGCTTCGCACGCCGCTCGGCGTCATCCTCCTTGGTGTTCCAGAACAAATCCTGCGCCTTTAAAAAATGGCCGCACACAAATCGCCTGCACGCTTCGTACCACATACCCTTGTGCGCCGGGATGCGCTTCAGTTCCTTGAACACCTCAAAGGAGCACCCCTCTTGTTCAATAAACTGCGCCACAACCACCCGCATGGGCGCGTATCCGTTTTTAAACCAAGAATCTATAACGAACTGGTCCCACGCGCGTTGCAAAGGAATCACTCCATCCCCCTTTTCCGCATTTCCCCCATGAAAGCCTCTTGCGCCGCCGGCAACGCCAGCTCCAGCGGCACGCGAAACCGGAACGCGGCTTGCAGATACACGTGGCACAGCACGCCGCGATGAATCGGTGTCAGGCTATCGATTGCTGCATCCGCCGCCCGCACCGCGTAGCCATCCACGGATTCCGCCAGGTCGTCCCAACAGGATATGCCGCCGCTGCTGAACCCCGCCGAATGGCTCGGGTAGTCAAGCCGGCTGCTGTGCGAGCGCATCCAGTCGCGCCACAGGGTCAGATAGTAGTCGGCACGGCTGCAGTCAATTTGACGTTCCGCTGCGCTCATTCGCCCTCGCCCCTAGAAAGTCTGTTGGCGCATGCGCTGAAAACCAACGCTCACAACACGCTGCAAGCACCTTGGTATCAAACACGCCAGCAAGCAGCGAATCGATGCCGCAGTGCGGGCAAAGCGCCGTTATGTCCCCGTTTGGCTCTGTTTGATATGTCCGAATGTGCGTCGCGCCGAACGTGCGGACGCAGAAGTAACAACCGGCACCAGACGCCGTGCCAATCTGCGACCAGTTCCCGCGCGACAGACGGGGTGCATCCTCGACAACGTCGCCCTCGCTTCCCATATGATCAACCGGCCCCGGCTCCCGATAGCCGTGCGGAATGTGCCAGGCACAGCCGCGAACATCCACGCAGGCCGGCGCCTCCATCCACACCTGCATTGGATGGCTCGACGGCTCACGCCTGCGGCAGTGGTCGCACCAGACGGCATCAGCACCGGAGCAACGGGCAATGTCGGCGGATAGCTCAGAATCCATGTCGCACCTCGCTAAAAAATATTTTCACAAACCGCTTGACACTACGCGGATTCCGTGTATCATTAGAACTGTGGATACACCACAACCGCGCCTCGGGATCTAGGGGCATAAGGAAAGAAAATGGCACGCTTTTACGCAGTCACTTGGCAAGACGGCAACTTCGAGAGCAGCGCATCTGTCCTGTCGTTCGATTCTAAAAAGGCCCGCGCCGCGTTCCCCTCACAATGCAGCCAGCGCGTTGAGTCCATCAACAGCAAGAAAATGGCCTCGTTGCTGCGCAGCGGGTATCCACACCGCCTGGTACTCTGGGATGAATCCGACCCGCACAACTTTCGCATTGCCTAACCACCCCAACCGCTCGCGGGCCGCTTCTGCGGCTCGCAATCCGACGCCGGACGAAATCGTCGGCGAGCGTTTTAACGCCCGCCTGACGCAGACGGAGGCCGCACGCCTCATCCACTCCACGCTGCGGACGTGGCAAGATTGGGAGGCGGGCAAGGCGCGCATGCACCCGGGCTTGTGGGAGCTGTTCATCCTCAAAACCCGTGCCTGACCTCGACAAGGACGGGGCTGCCGCTCACCACCGGCAGCAGATCCCCGTCCTTGCTGATCTCCATCGTCTTGACCGCGACCGTCGTCCAGCCGCGTGACAAGCCGATGCCGTAGACAGGCGTCAGTTTCCACTTGCGGCCGTTGCTTACCTCGAGCAGCCGCGCGTCACCCCACTTGAGATAGGTGTCGTCAATCGCCGGGCGCCAGGCCGTGACCCGGACCTCGTTGCTCACGCCGTAGTAGCCAAGTCCGACTTCGCCCTGCAGGAACCAACCCCGGCCGATGTGCCACTCCGGCAGGACTGAGGCATACAGCCCGTAGCCGTCGCCGCGCGTGCGGAATTTACTCGGCGGCCATCCGACGTCGTTTCCCCGGCGGTACTCGTCATAGGCGCGGTCGCTGCTCAAGCACCGGCAGACGCTGCCGTATCGGCCGAGGTACTGCGCACCGGCCCTCCAGCGCCAGCCGAACACGTCGCCGGTCAAGCCGACAGACAGATTCGCGGCCCGGTCCTTGATGCTGTACGGACCGTAGTCCTGTTGGTGCCAGACGCCGTCGCCGTGGTGGCCGTACAGGGTCAGGCCGGTTCCCAGCTCGATCTTGGTGTCGGCGCGGGCGGGCAGCGCAGACGACAGCAGGATGCCGACCGCCACGCCGAGCGCGAGTCCGCGCACGAAATCCGTAATTTGTTTCATTCCGCAATCTCCTAGTCGGCCAGCTGGAACATGGCCCCGACAAGCGCCGCGGCGGCATTCCCCCCGACAATCCACCCCCATGAAACGGGCTCCATGCCCCACCCAAAAATCATCACCATCACACCCATTCCAATGGCGAAAAAGTAGCCAACCAGGCCGATCAAGAACCTTGTCATTCCGCAATCTCCATAACCGACACATAGACGGCCCCACCCGGAACCGGATCGACCCGTTCCGCGTACAGGCTCCAGATTTGCGCGTCATCGGCGTAGCAGATGCCCTTGAGCGCATCGATTGTCACTTTCAGGGCGTTGTCCAAATCGACACACCTTGTAACCGCTTTAGAGGCCCGCCGCGGCTTTTTTGGTGCAAGGCTGATACCTACCCTCACCCTGCCCATAAAAACGCCACCAAGGCCCGATTCCGTGGCTGCAATGGCAGCCGCCCGCTTGTACTCGACGGCTTCCTTGCTGACCACCTGCCGGCCGCGGAACGTGCGCCAGTAGCGATTGGCT